CTACTGATCTGCCGGGAAAAGCGAAATCAGCGTCGCCTTACGTTCAGCAAGGATTGCTTCGTAATCCAGCGCCTCCACAAAATCCGGCGCAGGGAGTTGGCTTAGGTCAATACTTGGCATGGTTTTAACTCACGGTAATGGAAAAAGAAAAGCTCTCGCCGGTGTCGGCGATCTGCCCGGACAGCTCAACAATCATCTGCCAATTAAACTGCCGTTCCGTCGTGATGCCGGTCAGGGTAACGCGTGGCTCCCAGCGCAGGATCGCCATGTAGCAGGCCGCCTTGATTTGCAGCTCCAGCGCGGGGTTTGCGGCTGGTCAATCATTGCCGACAGCAGGGAGCCATAATTACGGCGCATCACACGCGAGCCGATGGGGGTACGCAGAATGTCGCCTATGCTCTGGCGGATATGATCCGTATCGGTCAGCGCCTGGCCGGTGCTGCGGCTCATGCCGATATAACGCGCCGTCATTTCGTATCATCCGTCCAGCTCCCGCCCTTCTGCATGCCGCCGTGGCTATGTTTGTCTACCTGCACGTTATTGGAAGTAAACGCGCCGCCGCTGTGCGTGATATCGCCGGTCATCTTCCCGCCTTTCTGTACCTCAAGCGTGCCGGTGGTAAGTTTGTTGGTGCAGACCACCTCCGGCATGTCGAGGGTGATCCGTGTCCCCGCTTTGACCAGCACAACTGGCACAGTTGCGGTGATGCTCTTTGAGGCGGTGATGTCAGCGGTTTTTATGCCCGAGACTTTCAGTGCGCTGGTTTCCGGCTCGTACTCAATAACCGCGCCGTCCGGAAAATCAACGCGCCAGGCATCCGCCGACGCAGATGGCGCAGGGCACTCACCGGAATAAATGCCGGGAAGCACAAACGCCGTGTCCAGCTCGCCACCCACAGACAGGATCAGCATCTGCTCACCGATGGACGGTGCCCACCATGTACGCGAGCGCCCGGCGCGGTGGGTCAGCCACTGGAGCCAGTCGGAGGTATTGCCGCCGGTCTGTACACGACAGCGCCCCGCATCAAGGTCTGTTTCGACAATGACGCCGGTGTGGATCATGTTGCGCAGCAGGCGCATGAGTTCATTGAATTGCGCGTTCATAAGGGCATAATGCATTCATGGCTTATTTAAACCCAGCCAGAACAGTTCTCTGACATGCCATACAACACACAAATTATCATTGGAGGATATATGGAGCATTTTTTTATATTAGAGCGAGTGCAACAGGCTCTTACAAACTATCTTAACTTGCAGGATTCAGCTAGCGCCGAGATTTTATTTGGGAAAGCGAGAGATTCGATCACCAAAAATATTATAACCAGCTTTCAACTTAATCAAAAGTACTGGGATAAAAACACCCAATTCAATATAAATGAAATAGGCTTGAATTTTATTGAAAAATTGGAAGCGTCAACCTCAAGTGAGCATGACAAAGATGTCATATTCGCCTATTGCTTTCGCTTCGTCCTTGAAAGTTACTCTTTCAGAGATATTGAGCCATCATACAATTTAAAAGAAATGCAGCCATTTGCAGTTAATAACTTGCATAACTTTAGCGAAGAAGCTGCTTGCATGATAAGATATACATGTTATAGCATGCCGATAGAAATAGTTAAAAGAGTAGTTTTTAATCAAGATATCGGTGTATATCAAGATTATTTATCAAAGAGTGAACAAGCAGAAAAAAAAGAAGAAGAATGGAAAGAATTTATTAGCAATAAGCAATCCAAGGTAGATGAACTTCATAAGGTTTTAGAAAAACATGAGTCTGCCTTTAACTTTGTTGGGCTTTATGCTGGCTTTTCAAAGCTAGGCCGAATCAAGCTTAAAGAGCTAAATTTTGCAAGATACGGTATGTATATACTTGGCACCCTCATCCCTATACCGCTAGCTATAGAATTGGTTTATATGTTAACAACAACAACATCTGTAGACAACTTAGCCTACCTAATTAAATCAATACCTGTTATTTCTTTAACGTTAATATTTATTTATTACTTCAGAGTATCTTTAAACAATGTCAACTCTATCCGCGCGCAGCTATCACAAATAGAACTTAGAAAAAGCCTTTGCCGCTTTATTCAAAGTTATGCTGAATACTCTAAGCAAATCAAAACTGAAAATAACAACCCCCTATCAAAATTTGAAGATATTATTTTTTCAAACATAATGACCTCTAATGAAAAGATCCCTTCCACCTTCGATGGACTTGAACAAATCGCCACGCTGATTGGTTCACTCAAAGGCGGAAAAGGCTAAAATTGTGGTGGAGGAAAAGCTCCACCTTAAATCATATTTTTAACCTAATTCTTTCAAAATAACTGTCTTAATGATTTCCCTATCTTCTAAAGAAAAACCTAAGAGCTGACGTGCCGGGTAAGCAACTTCCTTGCTGTTACGGGAGGGCCGGTCTTTCAGTCCCAGCTGATGCACGCGGGCGATGCGCTGCACTTTTCCCGTAAAATCTACCACCGCCGCGCTGTCTATACCCTTTGCTTTCAGGTAGCGGCTGGCGCACAGCTTTTCAAACATCCGGCGCTTAACCCGACCGTTTTTCGCTTTAACGAGCTGGCGCTTTCGCGCCTCGTAAGGCGTACCGTCTGGCGCTTTCTGCGTCTTAATGCGCTTCTGCTGCGCAGCCCTCACTTTTTTAGCGATATCCGCAGCCATACGGCGACGACCACACGGTGACAGCGTGGCAATCAGCGCGGCGAGCTTATCCTCGAAGGGCTGTAAGTCACTCATCCCACTTACTCATCAGTTTGCCAGCGACATACAGCTCCAGCGTGCGCGTTACCGGCTCCGGTGGTGGCGGTTCGGGGATATTCTGCACATGCAGCGCGTCACCTTGCTGCTTAACCAGCGTGCGCTCGGTGAGCATCAGGCTGATGCTGATATCAATACTGCTGTCGTTAACCGGGGCCGGTCCAGTGCCAGTGAGCGTGTCGAGATCGATATCAGCCATTCCGCGCTATCGATGCAACCGGCCTCGGCCAGGGTGTATATCAGCTGGTTCGTTACTCCTACCCGGCTGCCCGCGAGATCCGCTACACACCGGAAATTAAAACGGCAATGGTACTCAAGGCAAAAGACACGATCACCAGCGGCTGTCTGGAGTATGACGTTGCCGCAACCGACTTCACACAGTCGTTTATGTCCATTCGTAAAACCATGACTGGCAGCGGGTGCAGTGCCACCTATGAGGCCAGCCGCACCGAGGAAGCCAGTCACGCCGATCTCGCTTCGGCCATGCACGTACTGATTAACGAGCCGCTTACCGCTGGCAGCGGCGGGGCTTCATCTTCTATTCTGGAGTTCAACAAATGCGAAAACGTAACAAGCGCCAGCGCAGATAGCAGGTAACAGAGACCACTGTTACCTGCGCGTAAAAAATGGAGGCGTTCACCTTCGGCGAGCCGTCCCCGGTAATCGACCGCCGCGATATTCTGGATTATGTCGAGTGCATCACCAGCGGCAGATGGTAAGCTTTACCGGCCTTGGGAAAAACCTGCGGGCCGCCATGCATCACAGCTCACCGATTTACGTGAAGCGCAACATTCTGGCGAGCACGTTTATGCCGCACCCCATGCTCTCACAGCAGTATTTCAGCCGCTTCGTGCTTGATTTTCTGGTGTTCGGCAACGCCTTTTTTGAAAAGCGTGTGAGTGAAACAGGACGGGCACTCAAGCTGGAAGCCTCACCGACGAAATATACCTGGCGCGGGGTTGAGTTAGACACGTACTGGTATGGGCCGACGTTCTCAAACCCGCACCAGTTTATGCCCAGATCGATTTTTCACCTTCTGGAGCCTGATATCAATCAGGAGCTGTACGGGATGCCGGGATATCTGAGCGCCCTTAATTCAGCCTGGCTAAACGAGAGCGCGACGCTGTTCCGCCGGAAGTACTACCAGAACGGTGCGCACGCGGGTTACATCATGTACGTGACCGACACTGCGCAGAGCAGCACCGATGTAGAAGCGCTGCGCGAGGCTATGCGTAGTTCGAAAGGGCTTGGTAATTTCAAAAATCTTTTCTTCTATGCACCGAACGGAAAATCGGATGGCATTAAAATTGTGCCATTAAGTGAAGTGGCTACAAAGGACGATTTTTTTAATATCAAGAAAGCAAGTCGTGATGATCTTCTTAGTGCTCATCGCGTACCACCTCAGATGATGGGCATTATTCCGGATAATACAGGCGGATTTGGAGATGCAGTGAAGGCGGCACAAGTTTTCGTTCGCAACGAGTTAACTCCCCTACAAGAAAGAATAAAGCAATTAAATAACTGGTTACAGGACGAAGTTATCAATTTTAAAAAATATGAGTTCTAAATTTGAAAAGGCAGGACACCCTGCCTTTTACTAAATATCTAACTCATCAACAAGATATTTTAGCTTAGCATCTTCAAATAAGACATCCCTCATAAAAGCCGAATATGGCGCATCAGGTTTAATTAATTGTCTCATTCTTAATATCGCATCTTCTTTTTCATGAGGTAAACTTTCAAGAGAGTACCATTTTCTTACTAAATCCTGCAGGCGATTTAAGCTCTCAAATATTTTTTGCCGAAGAAACTCTCCACTAACCGATTTATTTACCGAGATCCTTCCATTATAAACCTTATCTAATAATTCAACTGTTTTGTGTACCTTTTCACTATTAACTCTTGCTTCCACTATTATCTTTGCACCAAAAGGAGTATACGGTGGCAGCAACCTCAGCGCTCGATACACATCATCATCTTTATCACAACAATCGATTAAATCGTTGTATCTATCTCCTTTGATATTGTTACATCTACTACAAACGAAATAGAGATTGTTCCAATCAAATTTTTTTTCCACATCGTTCATATGTGCATCAAAATGCTCTACATTTACATCTTGAGGTGATTTAGTTTCACATATATAACATTTGTCATGAAAAATTTCTTTTAACTCATCAAAAACGTCTTGTCCATCGTATCGAGTTTTTTTTGCAAGAGAAGGTGGGGCCTCTACTGTCCTAATGACATTAAACATTACCGTCTCCATTTTCAATTTTCATAAGATTTATTTCAGCGCTTTTTAAGTAATATTGACTTTCTGCATTTAGTTTACTTTCATGTTGCTTAAGCAATAATACTAGCTCGCTAACTTTGTCTTTGTTTTTTTCTAAATCCTTAGCAAGAGAAATCAATTCGACCATTTTTTCCAAGAGAATTTGTGAGACTGGAGACGTTTCAAATAAGCCTTCTGCAACAGCCTCATATGAATAAAGTGACAAATCTTCTACTTGCTCATGTTTCGAAAGATCATATATCACGGCATCATTTACAGACATAACTACAAACGGTGAATGTGTAGTAACTATAAACTGCACTAAAGGGAACGAGCGACTTAAAAAACTCATTATTTTTTTCTGTATTGAAATGTGAAGATGAGCATCAATTTCGTCAATAAAAACTACCCCACGTAACTCCTCAGGCTTTAATTCATTCGCTTCAATATTCATTAATAATTCAGCATATATACACATTACAGCTGAAAAACCCGACGACAAATTTTGTAACTTATACGGCTCTTTGTTATGTTGCAATATATTAAATGAACTACTTCTAATGTCATATTTAAGCTCGAGCGTACTGTCTTCGAACAGATCGCCTAAGTCTTTCTCTAGTTTAGAAAACCATAGTTCAATTGAATCGGCACTTTTGAAATCTTTTTCTTCCGTAATATACAATGCGCGCGCCTGCTTGAGCGCTACCAGATACTCTTCAAAGTTAGTCGATTTTTTATTATTTATTTGATGGGATTGAGTAGCAATAACCTTCGAAATTTCTTTAATTGAATCTAATGACCTAATTGAGCTTATACTATTAATTTCAGCTGACCTGAAAGCAGCAAAACTAAGCAACACACTGTTGCCCTTGTGGTAACTTATTCTAAAGTGGGCCAAATCATCCCCATCAAAATTAATTACCAGTTCCTGTCTTTTTTGCTTTTCACTTATTAACTTTGGGAGAGCATCTCTGTAATATGACCAGTTACCGCTACCTACCTCAGAACTTTTGAGCATATTCTCAGCAATAGTAATTTCATTTTGCAGCTCGGTATCGCTTCTGCGGTTTTGCATAGCGACCTGCTCAAATAGTGTATCAAATAGCTTATTTAGGAATCTGGTTTTACCACACCCATTCCCTCCAGTAATAATTAGATTTCTGCCTTCTAAAAAAATAGAATCTATATTACCGTTGAAACTATTTACTGCTTTAACATTTTGTATTCCTTTAAACATACCTAACCCTTTAAATGAATTACATTAAGAACCAGACGTGATTTGGCAATTACTGCTTTAACCAAGTGACAAATCATTTATATATCATAGCTGAGCCAAATATAAATTTTCATCGCGGAAAAAGATTGTTATTCGTACTTAGTATGCATCTCTAATGAAGTTTTGCAAAGTGCTTTTAAACTTACCATCTCCCACCTTCTGCGCGCAATGCTTTCCCCGCCACGCCTGCGCGCTTTATGGATCGGTTTTAATGCACCTGCATGCCCCACAAAAAAGCCCGCCGGGACTGGCGGGCCTGAGCGTTAACGATCCTCAAACGATCATGCAAATTCATGCACCTTATGCACGCATGACTGTAAAACTGGTAATTAGGGGTAAATATTCCCTAAATTACCGGGCAATTATCATCGCTAATGGTGCGGTTGACGAGGTGCGTAACCCTGCCTAAAACCACCACATCGTCCAGGGCGTCGCCTTCCAGCGCTTCGCCGTCTGCAGTGATAAAGGCGTGACCCGCGACCTTCGCAAAATGCGTCCGCCCGAACGCCTGGATCAGAACGTCGGCACCCGGCGGGCATTTTAGTGCGAGGTTAATCACCGCATAACCTGCTGATGTTTCGATAATACGACTGTTAGCAGTGATGCCGCATAAGTTGTTTGAACTCAAGACCGTTTCTACATAGTCCTGTGCCGGGCTAGGAAATCCCATAACTAACGCCTCGCTGTGCTCGTTGTTTGAGCCTTGCAGGTGTTAGAAACCAGTTCTAACACCTGTAACGCCCCTCACTCAAAAGGAATGGCAGAGAAGATTACGGAAAACTGCCGGTTGCGAAGTGTTGTGGCGTCGCCAGCTATCTCGGCTATCAGGTTCAGCGCTATTTCCCTGTCTCGCTCATGACAAACACCCTCTGACACCAGTCTGGCAATCAGCTCAACACGTTCCAACCGTACCCGCTCTTGTAAATCGTCCATCATCCCCCCTAACAACCACACTGTATATATTTACAGTATATAAAAAACTGTGGGATGTGAAATGTTTTTTATCTTTCAATCGGATATGTCTGAGGGAAATTGTTAAGCGCAACAATGGCTAACCGCACGCCTGTAAATTAGCAGCGTTATTTTGCGGCCTTTTCGAGCTGGCGCACCCTGTTCATGATGCTGGCCGCCCTGGCTGAGGCTGGCGTATTAGCAGTATAAACGTCACCACTTGCCGAACCTCTACGCCAGCGGCCACCAATAAACAGCGCCGCGCCGGAAATTAAAGACAGCGCCTCTCCCCGGCTGAGTATTTCGCCGGTTAAAAGGTGCATTTCGTCAGTAGCCCTGGCTATGGCCGCAGCGTTCTGCTCTGTAACGTGGTCGAATTTCTGCGAGGTAGCCGGTTTTTTCTTCCTCAAACGCTCCGCTAACTGTCTGCGCTCGCGTCGGTTTAGTGGTTTGGTGAGATCGATACCGGGATCCGGCACCGGATCCCCCGTACAGTTATTGACAGAACTCCGAGAGGGCGCAGGCGCGCCCTTAACGTCAACGGCCAGGTCAACGGCCCGCTTCGGTACAATTTTCCACTGCACGACGCGGGTCACGATTGGCGATCCGTCGCCAACCTCGGTGTCGTAAACGCCCTTAACACGGACGGTTTCCTCGCCGTAGTCATTGACCGAATCGCTGCTTTCGTACCAGGTGCGCACCTGCAAATCGTCACGGCGTACGAACGGGCCGCCCTGGGCGTTTACATAACCGGCCCAGTCGCCTGCGTCAGCTGCGTCATGCACAAGGGCAAATTCGATACTCAGGCCGCGCGCCGTCTCTGCGTCAGCCATTCGACGCAGCTCGCGGTAAACGGTGACCGGCGCACCGCCAACAAACTGAAACTGCCGGATATGCCAGCGGGCCGCCCAGGCAGAAACAGCGGGCGCGGTTTCTTTAAGCGTCTCGCCGCTCTCGTCGTCGCGCTCATCGTCCAGGGCGTAGCCGTCGATATTTTTGCTGATGTACTTCGCCACGTAGCCAGTCGCCGACCCTTTATTCGGATCGATAGCCTCAGCATGAAAACGGGCTTTACGGGCTTTGTCGCTTTTCAGCTCCTGACGGTCTTCCTTGCAGGCGTATTTATTAATGATGGCGCGTACGCGGGCCACCTCTTCCGGCAACATGAACATCAGCATATGCCAGTGTGGCGTAGCGTCGTGATGAGGCTCGGCAACACGGATCCCGAACACGCGGATTTCATCGCGGTGAAGTTTGGCGCGGATTTTGGCCCACAGGCCAGTCAAGTAGCGCTGCGTATCCGCCGGGCTTGACCCGTTCCATTTTGTGTTACGGTAACCGGCGCGGGTTGTTGCGTGGAATTTTGACGGTGCGGTGAGGGTGTAGAACTCGCCGACATAACCCAGCTCGTTGCAGATGTTTTCAAACCCACGGATACGGGTCATCAGCTCACAGCGACGGATCGCCGGATTAGCCACGCTGCCGTCATATTTGTCGATCAGGCTGATGCGGTTGCCTTCCTCGTCTTCCAGTTCCATTCCCTTAAGAAACTCACGCGTGCGGCGCTTCTGCTCACGCCATTCTGTAACGCAGCCCTTGCTTGCGTAAGCCTTGCGAGTTTTGCTGACATTACCCAGGGCAATTTGCAGATGTTCGCGCCACTCAGCAGCGACGCGGCGCAGGCGGCCCTGCCACCATTTTTCTGAGGCCATTTTTAGAGTCGACGGGGCCACGTCTTTAGCCGTCACAAACTTAGTGGTGATGCGTTCCCACAGCGGCGGCGCATTCCTGAAATGCCGGGTGATGCGGGCGGCGCAGTGGTAGGAGGCGTGCAGGAGTTTCAGGTCGCTGCCTGCTTCCACCTCGATAGTGCCCAGTTCGGAAATAATGAAATTCGCGATATCACCGGCCAGCAGATCGATATCTGCCTTTGACATATCGGGCAGGCGGTTAAACCGGCCCGTCATATTTACCAGGCGGGACGCCATAAAGCGCACGTCAGCAGCGTCAAAGTGTCCGCCGAACGCAGCGCCGGAAACTTCTGTCTCGATCCCGGTGATGCTGTATTTATTCTTAACCAGCTCAAGGCGTGGCAATGCCTTCCGGGTGAAATTCACCAGAAAGGCATTGGCTCGCGCTAAACCGTGGTGGCGCTCCAGCTCGTCAGCCCGGCGGCGCACGTCGTAACGTACGCAGTCCGGCTGTAACTCCAGTTCATGCCGCGCACGCAGCAACGCCGCAATCTGCTGATCGCGGCGATGCTGTTCTGCGTATGTAAGGTATGGGCTGCCGATAGCCTCGCGTGGCGCGCTCCATACGTAAGGCAGGGCAACATCACTCACGCCCGCACCTCATGAATAACCGTCCTGTCGCACCATGCCGCATAATCGACGCCCACCCAGACAGGCGACTTAGAAACAGCGATGACCTCAGCGGCAGATTTGCTTTTACCGGCGGCCACGCCAACACTGCGGGCAGTTGTGATTTTGTGAAGGGTAAAATTACGGTACAGCGAGCCGATCAGCAGCGTGTCGCTGTTGGAGGCAACAACCGGATGGCCTTCAGATGACCGGCGTTCCAGAACAGAGGCCAGCCGATACTGATCGTCCTCGCTAAAGCCCGCGGTGTGATAACCGTCAAACGTACCGTCATACGGCGGATCGCAGTAAATCACATCGCCGGGCAGCAGCTGCGCTAGGGTTTCTTCGTAACCAGCGCAGATGAACGTTGCGCGCTGGGCCTTTTCTTCAAAAGCAAGAATCTCAGCCTCTGGAAAATACGGCTTTTTGTAATGCCCGTACGGAGAATTAAATAGGCCCTTTTTGTTGTAACGGCATACGCCGCGATAACAATGCCGGTTCAGATAAAGAAACATGGCGGCTTGCCAGTCGGCACCCCAGTCGCGACTACCGTTAAACTCTTTGCGAATAAGATAATAATCTTCTGCCGTGTTATTTTTATTGAAAAAGGCTTTGGCAATAGCGATGAGCAATTCAGGCCCTCTTTTGATGGTGTTATATAGGTTGATCAGGTCAGGATTTATATCCGCTACGAGATAGCTGGGGTAATCAGTCTCCATCATCACAGCGCAGGAACCCGCGAACGGTTCAACCAGTCGCGGGCCAGCAGGCAGGTGCTTTTTCAGGTGCGGCATAATGGCGGTTTTATTGCCCGCCCATTTCAGGATGGTGCTCATATGGCACCGCCTGTAAGCACATACACCATCGCTTCCAGTGGGGTTAACGGGCGAATTGATAACATCACCCACTGACCAGGGATCCAGTTACCTGGCATGGGGAGAATGTCATTTACAGGTAAAATATGGGTAATAACAGCAGCCCACTCTCTGCCGGTGTACTTACCGTCGTGATTCCATTCACATAAAGAAAGAACATCACCGACCTTATAGCCCCGGTCATCTTTCCTAAGCTCGGCCCTTTTTTCACCTGAAACGACAGCGTTAAAATAAACAGGTGCAATCTTTAATTGGTGAATGTGCACTGTCATACAACCCCCTTGTAGTGCTTACCTTTCAGCTCAGCGATTTCCTGACAGGTGACGCAGCACTGCACGCCCGGAATAACAGCCCGGCGCTCAGCGGGAATATCGCCGCCGCACGCCTGGCAGAAGAACGCAGAAGGCGCAGCCGGACGGCTACGCGCGTTGTGGATGTGGCGCTCACGGTTTTCCTGTTCACGCTGCTGTGCGAGATCCATTGCGTCGGCCATTAGTGCAGCTCCTGAGATTCGTTTTCAAAGCGGGCCGCTTCACGGCGCAACAGCTCGGCGGCTTCTTTGCCGTTCAGCCCCATCTGGGTGATGTGGATAGCCAGCGACTCAAGGCGGATTGAAACGGCGAGGGCACGGTCTTTACGTTCCTCGTTTTTTGCGGCTGTCAGCAATACGGTCAGTGCATCGTTGTCAGCTGTAAAATTGCGGGTTTCGGTATTACGCATATTTATTTCTCCAGAATTTAGGCAAAAGAATGCCCGGCGGGTTTACGCCATTAATTTCGTTTGGGGTTAATTACTCGGGTAGTACGCTTTCATGTAACGAGAAACGACGGGGTAAAATTTCGCCCCAGCGAGCTATTTCGTTCATCGCTTTAATCAGTAACAACCGGCGGGACTGGTCGAAATATTCAAACGGCCTGCCGACCTCATCACTTTTAAACGCGCCTGGCTCGTTGCGGTTCGCCAGCGTCATGACAACGAATTTAAAATCATCATTCAGCTTGTTGAAATTACGCAGCGCACCGTTTTGCGTGGCTTTTAGTTTCTGATGAAACCGGGCGAAGCACTCCTCACCGGACATATTCACCGGCTGCGCATCAGCACAACCAGCATTATTAAACGGCATCGCACCTGCATTGATTGGTGCGGACATGTTGTTAATCATATCAACCTCAAAAAAGCCATAACCCGGCGCTTAAGCAGCGCGGGGGGCGCAGTGCGCAGTTCACTTAATAATGCCGACTGGTCGCGGCTGGGATTCCAGCGCGTGCGGTCGCTTCCCATGATCCAGCCGTGGCCGTAGCTCATGGATGGACTTTGACGAACTAGCAGCGATGCGAATAACGGTTCATGTTTCATATTCATCTCACATCAGGCCGAAAGTTATGCCGATACCGCTGACAGTATCTACAGCGCCAGCTACCGCAGGGTTGCCCTGGATGCGGCATTGCACTGCCATAGCTGCCAAAAACAGGCAGCGGATCCCAACGTTGACGCTGGACACCATCGAATTTTTTCGGCACTGCGTCATGCGCTCCGTTGATATTGCGCCTGCTGCGAGCTGGCCCACTTCTGCCGTTGCCTTCATGACATAAACCGGTAGTTTTTCACTAGCCAGCTCATTGACCGGCACACACGGCATACAGTGCAGCTGCGCCAGAAAGCCGTCGACGAGTGTCGAGTCTTCGGTGATATCGGTCAGCAGCATAATTTCCGGCGCTGTCAGCTGATGCGGCTGTTCCGGATTCAGCTTATTGCGCAGTGTCTGCGGCTTGATGCCTGCTTTTTCTGCTAGCTCGACCATGTTGTGACGCGCTGCAAATGCCTGGCAAGCTTCATCATAGTGACGATGTGTAGAAACCCTGAAATCAAACATGCTTCTCTCCCTGAATTCACATACTGTGAATTACGCACCGATAACGAGTTGAAAACGGGAATGACCGAATGCCTTACGCAACTGCTCTTCTTTCCAGCGGGCGTAATAGATACGGATTGGGCCACCTGCTTTCTTGCAGCCTGTACGGATAGTGCGTGGCTCGATTGGTACACAAGGGTTGTCGCCGGTTGTCCACCGGTAAGCGGTACGCTCAGATACACCTTCTAACTCAGCAAACTGTTGCAGAGTAACAATAGGAGCAGGCACTTTGATGATTGCGATTTCAGAAGCCATATTGCATGATTCCTTATTTGAAAATTTCAGACAGTGATTGCCAAAGTTTTGCCGACGTTTGCCATCAACTGCCACCAACAATCGAATCCTAATGCGAATTTTCGCATCGGTCAACATGAGAACGCAATTAATGGACTTTGAAAGCCAAATCTCAAATGAGGATGTTTTAGATAGAATCTGTCAGGTCTACGGGTTTACACAGAAAATCCAGCTCGCAAACCATTTCAATATTGCAGCCAGCACGCTGCAAAACCGCTATACGCGGGGTAACGTCTCCTATGATTTCGCTGCGTTCTGTGCCCTCGAGACTGGCATCAACATCCAATGGATCCTGACAGGTAAAGGGCCAAAAAAATCTGATGAACGCTCAAAATCATCTTATGAACTCCAATTATTCACATTAAGTGAAGGTCGGCTTACTGAAAATGGAGTTTTGAATATTGACCCTGACTTTTTCGAAAAACCACTGAAAAGCGCCGTCTGTATTAGAAGTGAGAGCAAAAGCTACATTGCCGAGAAAGACGCCCCTTTGGCTGACGGGCTTTGGATTGTTGATGTTGAAGGCGCTATTAGCCTCCGTGAGTTGACTGTTCTCCCCGGCAAAAGGTTGCATGTGGCAGGCGGCAAAGTACCGTTTGAGTGTGGAATTAACGAGATAAAGCTGATTGGTCGTGTAGTGGGTGTATATAGCGAGGTTAATTGATGACTGTCCGTAAAAATCCTGCTGGCGGCTGGATTTGCGAGCTCTATCCAAACGGTGCAAAAGGCAAACGTATCAGAAAGAAATTTGCTACCAAAGGCGAGGCGCTGGCGTTTGAACAGTACACTGTTCAAAACCCGTGGCAGGAAGAAAAGGAAGACAGGCGCACGTTAAAAGAGCTGGTTGACTCATGGTATAGCGCTCATGGCATTACCTTGAAAGACGGCTTAAAACGCCAGTTAGCTATGCACCATGCTTTTGAGTGTATGGGCGAACCTCTTGCACGCGATTTCGATGCGCAGATGTTTTCACGTTACCGTGAAAAGAGGCTAAAGGGAGAATATGCCCGTTCAAACAGGGTTAAAGAAGTATCGCCCCGCACGCTTAATCTTGAACTGGCCTACTTTCGCGCGGTGTTCAATGAACTAAACCGCCTCGGAGAATGGAAGGGCGAAAATCCGGTAAAAAATATGCGCCCTTTCCGCACAGAAGAAATGGAAATGGCCTGGCTAACTCAAGACCAGATCGCGCTATTGCTGGGAGAGTGCAAACGGCATGACCACCCTAATTTAGAAACCGTAGTAAGAATCTGCCTTGCCACTGGCGCTAGGTGGTCTGAGGCCGAGAGCATGCGTAAAAGTCAGCTCGCCAAATACAAAATCACCTATACCAATACAAAAGGCAGAAAAAACCGCACCGTTCCTATTAGCAAAGAGTTATACGAATCTCTGCCTGATGATAAAAAAGGTCGATTGTTTAATGACTGTTATGGCGCGTTCCGGTCTGCACTAGAAAGAACGGGCATCGAATTACCGGCAGGCCAACTTACCCACGTTTTGCGCCACACCTTCGCCAGCCACTTTATGATGAATGGTGGTAACATTCTGGTCTTACAACGTGTGCTCGGCCATACCGATATCAAAATGACGATGCGATACTCGCACTTTGCTCCAGACCATTTGGAAGATGCTGTAAAACTGAACCCTTTATCAAGTTTAATGTAA